CAAGTTCTAACGCAGAGATAAACTACGAAGATCGCGCACAGATTGTCCATGAAAGGGTGGTCAAGCGACTTAATAAGACCCAAAGAAAAATCTATGAGATGCTTTATATTCATCACTTAGAGGAAGGCGAAATTGCCAAAAGGATGAATTACAAGCCAACTGACGAGAAGCGAAAAACTACTCGTTACAAACAGTTGGAAAATTATAAGAAACATTTTCTATCTATTGCAAAACATATTTTATCAGAAGGAGAGATTGTGTAATGTCCGACGAAAACCCATTCGCAAAAGACAATCCGTCAGAGAAAGACAACTCGTCAGAGAAAGACGACTTAGAGAAAGATGATTTAGAGTTTGACGGGGTTGTGCTTACTGTTTTGATGCAGGAGTATCTTGACAAGAATTGGAAAAAAGAAGACCTCATGACGATGGTCCGCAAGATTTTCAGGAATGAAAAATTAGACGGGCGTTGCAAGGAAGGCCGAGCAGTCACCAAGTATTTGGCAAGCAAGGGGTTCCATTACAAAACCTCCAAGTTCAAAAAGAGAGATGAGATTGTTTTCACTGACGATCAAGTTGAATTTATAATCAACCAAGCAAAACTCAAGTCAAAGCCCATGTCTATTGCCAGAATTGTCTTTGGAGATAATAATCTCCATCAATTTAGCAAAGAGTCCCTCGCCGTTCAAAGGGTGATTAGAGAAACGAACCCATCCCTACTTGCTTCTGATAACATTACGGACGAGGCTTATAGACCACCGAAAACTTTCAAACAGGCCACACAAAAGATTAATGAAGTGACCCATGAAAACCTTGACCCCGCAAAGGTTAACGTTCGATTGAAAAAGGGTATCGAAAAGCTTTTGGAATACGTTCACAGCCCACGGTTTATTCAAACTGCGACGAACCTTCAGAACATGCGCGAAAGAACAATCTTTGAAGCAGAGTTTGTCAGAGCGACTTGGGACAAGCCCGATTTAAGCACAGATGAAATCAATCTTTACATCAACCTGATTAACGAATACATTATTCAAGATCGCATTCAATGCATCGTGATTAAACTGAATGGGATTTTAGAAGAGACCACAGATGACGAAGATGGAAAAATCTCCATGGCCCTCTCTGACTCAATTAAAGGCAAGAACGAAGAATACAATCAGTCTGTGAACAGGCAGAACAGGCTCGTAACAGATTTAACTGGTAAACGTTCAGCACGAGTAAACAACAGGGTTTCAATGAATCGCTCTTTAGTAGCTCTTGTCGAAGCATTCCAAGAGAAGGAAGAGCGGCAAAACATGATCCGTCTCGCAGATTTGCGCCGTCGTGCAAACAAGACTGAGGTTAAAGAGATGGAAAACATGGATGGCTTTATCGTCCGAATTTTCGGGATATCCGAAGAAGAGGCACTAGACTAAACATAAGGGATAAAATGAGCGAGGAAGAAAGAGTATACAAAGAAATTGAGAACAACAATGGAGTTGGTAAGGTTGGCGAAGAGTATAGCAGGGTGAAAAGCGCCCTAGACACTGCCGCAGATAAAATAAGGAAAGAGATAAGGGAAAAGTCAAAATGCAAGGCGAAAAAGGAAAAAAGCCTAGCAACTAAATCGTTGCTCGGAAGAAAAAACATTTCAATTGGGTAGGATGAGTGAATCCCCCCCAGTAGACTTTGCCTGTAAGGAGTGCGAAAAGTCCTTCGGTTCTCGAAGGGGGCTTCACTTGCATATAAGGAAGGCTCACAAGCAATTATTGGAAAACTATTATTGCTTGCACCACCCTCGCTACAACTTGTTGACCAAGCAACCCCTACGATACAAAGACTCTGAGAGTTACTTCTCAAAAGACTTTGAAGACGAGTCGGAGATGTATAAGTGGCTTCATTCCGCAGATCCTCGCCATCGAAAAAGGTGGATGCTTGAAACTTTGGAGCAGCGGATAAAAAGCAAGAGCTTGAAATTTGCGCCATCACACGTTGAGTTATCCACCATAAAAGATATCCCAAATGGCTTGGCCTATCGACATTTTTTCAAAAGCTACTCTAAAGCCTGTGATCTCTTAAGTATAAGCCCGTTGTTCGAGGGTATCGAGGATATTGGCCCGTTGGGAAAGGATGGCAATCCACTTATTCTCATAGACACTAGAGAGCAACAGCCACTACCATTTAAGAAGTCCAAGAAACAAAAACTTGCATTCGGGGATTACTCCTTGGGCGGCAACGACTATACCTATACTTACGTCGAGCGTAAAAGTGCCGCAGACTTTAAAAGCACGATGACGCAGGGGTTCGATAGATTCAAGGCGGAAGTCAAAAGGTGCTCAGATATGGACTCCTACCTATACGTTGTCGTAGAAGACAGTATCAGGGGAATTGAAGAGGGTAATGACACCTGCGCTCACCCCATAAGCCTTCCCTTTGTATTCAAAAGAATGAGGGACTTGCATCACGCTTTTCCGCGCAGGATTCAGTTCGTTTTTACTGGTAATCGAAAAAACAGTGTAAAGATCATCCCGCTTCTTCTTCAGTATGGGGAAAGATTGTGGAGTGTTGACGTGCAATTAATCTTAGAAATAAAGAAAGCTTTATAATGTGGACTCAAGGTAAACAGCCAGTAAATGAAATAGACAAGATAAACGAGAGGCTCATGAAGCATGATGGCTATCTCGAAGAAGACGTTGCGCGGCAAGAGCTTGTTCGATTCCTTCGTTCAAATATAGGGTTCACCTGTAAGATTATTGCGGGCCTCGACTTGTTTCCATTTCAAGAAATCGCCATTAAATCGATGTTCGCAAAGGATTATGTGTTGGGCATATGGTGTTTAGACAAGGAGAGTACTGTTTTTACCAAGAATGGGATAAAGAAAATAAAAGATGTGGAAATTGGCGACTATATTTTCTCGAAAAACAAGGCAAATAAGGTTGTGGATAAATGGTCTAACCCACTAGAAGGTGGTAAGCAAATCACGACTAAACGCGGGTATACGTTTAGGGGGAAAAATGGGCATCAATGTTTAACGCTGGAAAAAAAATCATATAAGCTTGTTTATAAAAAAATCGAAGATTTGAGAAAGGGGGATTATTTAGCTTTGCGTTATGGGTCGAACACTTGGGGAAATTACAACCCGTTCAAAGGCTTCAAGTTTAAAAAAACAGGCAAAAAACAGTGGTCGCAAAAAATATGCTGCCCCGAAAATACCCCTGATTTTTATAATATTCTTGGATTGTTTTTAGGGGATGGCTGGTTTAATACCAAGAACAAGGTTTTTTCTATTTCGTCTGGCGATGCCTCATCTTTGGAGTCTATTCGAGATCGATTAAAAAAATATGCCCCAAACAATACTTGCAGCATCAGGGATAGGGGTGGCAAGCCCATTGAAATTTACCTCTGCAACAAAATGTTTTGTGAATTTTTAGAGCATTTGGGGTTTGAGCCAGGGTTAAAAGCACATGAAAAAATCATACCTGACCCTATTTTAAAAGTGTCGAAAAACAAGCTGTGTAGCCTTCTTCGCGGGCTATTTGATGCGGATGGTTTCTGCTCTGTTATTAAAGATAATCGTCGCAAAGATGCAGTTAATTGCAAGCTTGGGCTGAAATCAACGTCGCGTGCGATGCTACATCAGGTGAGGATGATTTTGTTAAACCTCGGTATCGTGTCATCCTTGCGCGAAACAACAGGCAACCAACAAGACCGCAGATCGTGGAACCTTGTTGTGTCTGGACATCGCAATATGCAACTGTTCAAAAAAAATATTGACTTTAGCATTTCTCACAAGCGACAAAATTTAGACACGGTGTTGAAAAGACTAGGCTCGAATAGTAAGCCATACCAGGCTTTAATGTTGCCAGAATTTGGAGAATTTTTAAAAAAGAATGGCATTGAGAAAAAACACCTCGGATGCAATTCAAACAACATCTCTTACTCTGTGTTAAAAAACAAGAAATTTCCTAGAAATGTAAAGGAGACTGTAAGCCAATTTGATGGTATTGAGCTATTACCAGTAAGTTTGATTGAAGACATCCAAACAGAAACCATCGACATAACTGTAGAAAACGAAGAATGTTATGTTGGGGACGGCTTTATCCATCACAACAGCCGTGGATCGTCCAAGTGCTTGAATGTGAATGACTTGGTGTGGACTGACAATGGGCTTAAAAAAGCCATTGACGTTCAAGTTGGTGACGGAGTTCAAAGTATTCGAAAAATCAACAAAGTCACAGGGAAGACAGTAAACCCGAAGGACACCACTTATAAAGTGATTTCAAAAAAGGGATTTGTCTCAGAGGGCTTAGATCATCATAGGGTTTTAATTTTAAACGAAAATCTTGATTTTGAATGGAAGTTTGCGGGAAATTTGAGATGCGGTGAAATTGCTGTCATGCGTAAAAATTGTGAGTTTCCTTGTCAGGGGGATATTTTTAAAAATTTTATTCAGAAAAGAGGCGTAAAACTATTGAATGTAAATGACGCAAGCATGAAAGAATGGTATTATTTTTTTGGTTTGGTTCTTGGCGACAGTCATATTGCTAGAAGGAGTGTTACAATTACCTCGGAAGACTGCGAAATAAAAAAGTTTGTAGAAAGCTTTGCAAGGAAAATAGGCTTAGAAAACAAGTCTTACCAGAAAAAAGAGTCAAAAACCGCAAGTTTAGAGATCCACTCCGTTGGCCTTGTTGATCTTTTATTGTCCCTTGGATTCATCCCCAGCAAGGCTTATAAAAAACACATCCCCCAAAAGCTGCTACAGTGCTCTGAAGAGAACGCTTGCTCGCTACTCCGAGGCTTGATGGATACGGACGGGTTTGCTTCCGTGAAAACGAAAGCTCAAGGAAAATCAAAAGCTGTTACCGTTGGGTTCACAAGCTCAAGTAACAGTCTTATTAAACAGGTGAGAAACCTTTTATTACAGCTGGGAATTGTCTCCTCCACAAGCCTCACATCTAAAGGTGGAAAACAGAAATTTGGAAACAAACATTATATTTGCAGAAAAGCGTATTCGATAAAAATATACTCTCAGAAAAACCTTAGGGTTTTTAGCGACAAGATAAATTTTAATATAAAGAGAAAATCGGTGCTACTTCATGCTGTCAATGACTACAAATATCAAAACGAAGAATTCTCAGAATTTGTCCCCTTGGTCGGGGATTACCTGAAGCTGGAATATGAAAAAAAAGGATTTTCTTGTAGCAAGGAAAAATACCAAATAGCTTTCCGAAAGCAGACATCAAAAAGGCTTCTAAAAAAAATCTTAAAAACAAAACGACTGAAACCCGCAGACCAAAAGAAAATAGAAGTGCTTTCAGATCCGAATTTGTTTTTCGACGAAATTAAAAGGGTCGAGCTTTCAGAGGCGGAAACCGTTGACCTTCAAGTAGAAAATGAACACTGTTATGTCTCAGATGGGTTTATCAACCACAATTCTTGGACCACTGGAGTTTTTGCTTTCTTATATGCCATTTTTGAGCCTGAGGCAAAGATCGCAATTATTTCCAGATCATTCCGTCAGTCTCGTGAGATTTTCAAAAAGATCGAGGAAATCATGATTAAGCCAGAGGGTCAGTTATTGGCAGAATGTTTAGGCTCCAGACCAAAGCATCTTGCTGATGAATGGTCTATGAAAATTGGCAAGTCAGAAATCAAAGCCCTTCCTCTCGGTGACGGTGAAAAGCTTCGTGGATTTCGTTTTAATTGCTTAATCGTTGATGAGCTTCTACTTATGCCAGATCGTGTGATGAATGAAATTATCATGCCGTTCTTGTCTACCCACAAAGACCCGAAAAGACTTTACGACATTCGACAGGCGGAAAACTCCTTGATCGAAAAGGGTGAGATGAAAGAAGGGGAGCGCTATCAATTTAAAAAGAATAAGATGATTGGCTTATCGTCTGCGTCCTACAAATTTGAGCCGCTATACAAAACCTATCAAGATTACATCAAGAAAATCGTCTCTGGAACGGAGGATGGGCGCGAGCTTAACGAAGACAAGTCCAACCAAGTGAAGGGATCTTATGCTGTCTTGCAGTTCTCCTATGACTATGCAAAGCTGCGTTGCGAGGGGCTCTATGACGAGGCTCTTGTTGAGAAGGCGAAAAGCGAGATGTCCCCGCAGCAATATGAGCGGGAATTCGGAGCACAGTTCAGTAATGAAAGTGGTGGCTTCTTTAACATGCTTGCGATGAATACCTGTTCGGTCCCGTATGGAGAATACCCAACAACGGAGATCAAAGGAGAGGATGGGGCAAAATACATCTTGGCAATTGACCCTGCTTGGGCAGAAAATGATTCCTCTGACTTTTTTGCAATGACCCTTATTAAGGTCTTGGAGAATGGAAGATATCGCCTTGTTAACTGTTATGCTGTTGCTGGCGGCAAGTTTAAAGACCATGCAGAATACCTGCGTTATATCCTATCCAACTTTAATGTTGTCTTTGTAATGATCGATAATGCTGGCGGCCCAACATTCTTACAGTTTGTCAATCAGTATAAGTGGTTCAAGAGCAGACCTTTAGAAGCCATTCCAAGAGAAGAGGCAGATTTTTCCGATATCGTAGATTATCAAAGACAGTTGCAAAAGGCGAAGGGTTTATATAATCGAGAAATAAATAAGATCGTCTATTTCCAACATTTTAACAGCGACTGGATTCGCCGTGCGAACGAATTGCTTCAAGGTAACATTGGGCACAAGCGTATCGTTTTTGCTTCCCCTGCACAAGGAATCGAAACAGAATACAAAAAGCAAAGAGACCAGACTAAAATCGACAATCTCAAAGACCTCAAATTTATTGGGTCGGTTGTAAACGATAAGAAGAATAAACTTGACGAGGCGGAAGAGATCAATAAAACCATCGATCAGTTAGATGAAGGCTTGTCTCAGGACAAGAGACTTCAGGCAAAACAAATTGATTTATTAGAGCGGCAAGGATTCTTGCTTGAGCTAACAAAAACTCAATGTGCCTTAATTCAAATCAAGGCATCTGACTCTGGCGTTCAAACCTTTACCCTTCCTCATCATTTGAAAAACCAAACTGGCCCAAATAAGACGCGACGAGATTTATACACGTCTCTTTTGATCGCAAATTGGGCAAGCAAATGTTATCACGACATGATAGCTGCGCCACAGGAAGAGGAATTTGATTTTATGCCTTCCGTAATTCGAGATTAATGTGTAAAAGTAAGAAAAAGTAACTTTCATGCCAAAAAGACCTTATAAGAAAAAGAATCCAGACTATTGGAACAACCTCTCTCGAAAGAGCGTGGAGCCAGCCCCAGCTATACTTAATACGAAGGAAGGCGTGCCTGTTGTGTTTGCAGAAAATGAGGAGTATAGTTGGGGGCCTGTTGGGGTTTCCGATGCGGCGACTTATAGCTCTGGTGCCCCATCTTCTGGTGGGAACAGTCGCAGGCGCAACTATACCTCGACAGAACAGCTTCTTCCCGAGTATGCCCAACTTTCAAGTC